TGGGAAGCTCATGCTCGCCAAGGTGTCTCAATGTTGGAGGAAGCTCCGCCCTTCTGCGATACAAGCCGTTTGCCGCGTTCTTCGCGCCTGTCGTGTATGGGTGTCCTCGCTCCGCCGCAATCCGGCAAGCAGCCACAAGCCAGCCAACGCGTTCTTGGTATGTGTCTCCGGCAAACATGTCGAGCTTGGTAACGTCGTCCATCAACCCGCGCTTGTTTCGCAGCAGGGTTTTTTCTCCGCGCATCAATCCGTGTATGTTTGCCTTTGCCACGCCGAACCGCCACAGAGCGCCGTTTTCCGGCTTTAGCCCCATGGACTTCATTCGTCTGACATAATCGCCGCAAGCGAACATTCCGAAATTGATTCGGAAATACGAACTGATCGCGCTCGATCCGCGAATGGCGGCAGACAAATCCTCAAGCGACGTGATCTTTTGATCCTTCGACGTTTTCCTGATGTGGTGGTTGACAACAAGCGCGGCTCCAAGCTCTCCGCAGACGCGATGCGCTTCGCGCATCATCTGCGAAATCGCCAGCGCGGAGTTCTCGTCACCGTGGCTGACGCTGTTAAGCGTGTCGATGCAGACCATTGCCAAATCCGGCAACTCTTTCAGTAGCGCCAGCATTTCAGCCCAGCGTTTCGATGGTCTTGACTCGCCGCTGCGATAATCAATTTCAACCAACGGAAACGCGCCTCCAAGTTTCGTCATCGGCAGGATTATCAGCTTGTCACCGGCTTTCTCAATGCGGCTGTCTGAATTGATTTCCAAAAGCCGTCGGTGCATTTCGGTCTGCGAGTCCTCGCAAAGAATCAAAACCGCAGTTCCTCCCTGCACGACTTTTTGACCGCACCAAAAGCTAGGCGAATCCTTGTCGAATGAGGCGATCTTGAGCGCCAAATCCGCAACTTGAAATGTTTTTCCTGCCCCACCTTGAGCGACAAACAAGTGCGGCTCTGCCTTGATGACCAAATCCTCAACCAAGAACGAATGCTCCGGCTTCGGCTCCGTAATCCACCTGTGCGCGGCCCAAATGCGAAGACCCAAACCGCCCGCAGACATGCGCTGCTCCTCTTGAACGATTGGCTTTTCTGGTTCCGGCATCGGGCCATGCTGCCGGATGTCATGCGAGACAAGCGACGAAAACTCATGTTCGATTCGGTTTTCCGGCCAAGGTGGATTCATGTATGCGATGCACCATCCATGCGTCCTGTCGTATGCTTCTTGGATGCTCATTTCTCCGCGACGGGACATGCTGATATGCAAGCCAGCAACTTTATTGAACTCGCCCCAGCGCGTTCTGTTTTCTCCGCCTTCGTAAACAGGCGTCCGCAGCGAGTCCGCTGCCGTTGTTCCCCCGGATGAAGGGCTGAACAGGCTGTCTGTCATCATCGGCTTGCCTGTCTGTGGAGTTTCAACAACCCACGGGCCAGATTCCATTTCGGAAATAAGTTTCTCCAGAGAATCGAAATCGTATTTCTGTCCGCAGTTCGACTCGATTGAGCAAGCGGCTGCGATGCCTTTCTTGGCGTGAACCGATCCGGCTACACGGACAGGTTGATGGGCGCGACCAAACGGATTTCCGTCAACGCCAAGACCCATACTGATGTCTCCGCCGCATTTTCTGGCAAGCATGTCCCTCGTCAGGATCGCTCTTTTGATGTTCTCCGTTGGACTGGACAGAACGTAATAAACATGGCGCTTCGGCGTCCCTTCGCTCGTCGTTCCGCCAGACTTGACGATCATGGTTGGCTCTCCAATGTGTTGCCGCATGTGCGCCAGCTTTTCGTCTGTATTGCCGCTGTCCAAATCCGCAAGGATATTGGTAAACAGACTGACGTTTTCAGCAGTTCCTTTGGCGGCTCGCAATACAGCGGGGACAACGAAACAAGCGATTTGATTTCTGGCCCATAGCTGCACGCAATTCAAAATGCCGTCTGTCGGGTCTGCCATGGACGGCTCAAAGAAATTGTCGCTTCTAAAAATTCCTTCTTGCTTGGTTCCCTTTTCGCCGATTCCGCGAAGACAGATGTGGCGTTCGTGGTTCCAGCCAACATCTCCGAATATGGTCTTGAAGTATTCAATGACCTCCTCGGAGTTTATCAGCTTCGCTGCTTCGATGGCGTTGAATTGTGGTTCTGCGTTGTTATCTAGCGGTTCGGTTTGTGCTTGATCGTTCATTTTATCCAGAATGGTTTTGCTGTCTGCGCTTGTTGTTGGTTCGTTGTTTGTTGCTGGGGAAGTTTGTTGTGGCACGTTTTTGAGTAATCGCAAAAACGGCATTGGAAGTTCGCCGGGTCGTCTGTGATCCTTGAAAGCTCCTCCGGGCGAGACGATTTGACGACACGCAAAGCGCGGTCAGACACGTCTTGCGCGGTTCTGGCGTCGAATGGAACATGCTCGTAGTAGATTTCTCCGTCGTTTTTGTTGATAGCGACAAAAAGACCACCGTTCGGAACATCAAAGTAAGCGCAGTATGTCTGAATCTGTGCGTAATAAACTGGCTTTGATTCCTTGACGCCTTTCTTTTTGGTATCGTTCCAAGACTTGTCATTGAGGCTCTTGCATTCAAAAACAAGCGGATACGGCAACGCAACGGGGCCGTCATATATGATTCCATCGCAATGACCTCCTAGCTTTCCGTCTGCGACAAAAAATCCGATCTGCTTGCCTTCATCATTTTCGTTTTTCAAAATAAATCCAGCCATCCGCATGTATTGAACAACGCGGTCTTCGTAGTCATGTCCAGCATCAAAAATCCTGTATGACCTGCCGCTGAATCCGCTGTCTTTTTGTGTCTTGTGGAACTCGTATGCGAGCTTCCGTTCGCACGCTTCGCCCCATCGGCTTGCCCCAAGATATGATCTTGGTGACTCTTTTGCTCTTTCTTTCTGAATGGCGACGTCAACAAGCGGCGCTATTTTTTCGCTGACATCAAGCTCGTTTTTGGTTTCTGGTTTGAATATCATTTTGTTTTTTTGTTTTTGTAATAGTCTGTCATGGATTGAAGTATCTCAACAGGGCTACCTTCGCCCGTGTCGAGAAAATTTTGAACGATTGCTGGAACAGGCTTCCCGCGAAGGTGCATTGGAGAAAGCGGAGACAGCGGAAATGCAGACATTTGAATCTCCAACTTCCCGCGTTCGCCAAGCCCGATAAACGGGATTAGGGGCGACTTCATCGGCTAGTCTCCCTCCTCATACAAGTCAGACGGAACAACGCCGTCATTCACTTCAAATCCGGCTATCTCCGCCGCGCAGCGGGAATATCCAGCCAAATCAACATACGTGTCTCTGGTCGGCGTGAAACAAGCGCGCGCAATTTTCAAGAGAGCCATCATGTGAGCTGCGTCCAATGCCGATATGGGCGCGGATGGGTTTTTTCTTGCGTTCAAATACCAGTTCCAAGCGCCAGCAATCCGCTGGTGGTTTGGTTCGGCGCTATCATAATCCCTTCGGCGCGCGCCGCTGGTGCATTCAATGGCTTCGTGTAGTATGGACTTCATAGGGTGATGTTAAAATACTCCGCGTCTTTTTTTAACTTGTCGTGCAATGCGACCAGCGCCGCGTCTGCGTTGATATATGGATGCCCTTGAGACAATAGGCTGTTGATTTCAAAAAAAATCGCTTCCAACACATGTTTGTATTCCGGCCCGCGAAGGTGAGCATCCAGCTTATGCGATTCGGTGTCCATGTCGATTTCAATGTTGACCTTCACGCTGCCGCCTTTCCGCTCCACCGTCCTTGGACGATTTGCTTGATTTGTCTTTCAGCAAACTTCCAAGTGATCGCGCAGGATGCGCGGTATCTTGAAATTGGGGTGAAATGATCCAGCCCAAGCATCTGTCTTTGTTTGTCTGACGGAGCCATTGACAGCCAAGACCGGCTTTTCCGGGCGTTGCTTTTGTCGCCGTGGTCGCGGAGAAAATCGTCTGCGGACGACAGGGCCATGATTTTTTCCGCCTCGTCTGCCAGCAGCATCGGGCGCTGCATATCCCCCTCCTCGGACTTGCCAATCGCCATCCATCTGCCGGAAAAGTTTACAAGGACAGCCCAAGCGGTAAGACCGTTTGCAACAACAACAGCGTTTTCAAAAAACGGCTCCCATCGGAACGGCGAGGATTCTATCAACTCGATTTCGGTCATGCCGAAATCAACAAGTTCTTCCCTTTCGTTCTTGCCGTCTCCGTCGCTGTCAGGCTCATTGATGACTTCGCCGCAAAACGGGCATTCCCTGACGTTGGCTGGAATCTCTGTCTGGCATGAAGGGCATTGAATCTTCAATCCAACTCCCTTTTTTGGGCTTAATTCAATGTCTGTCTCAAGGCTACCGTGAGTCAGCAGCGAGTATCCAAAATCCAAAATCACGCAATCGTCCTTGCGTGTATTCGGGTATCTTTGCGGGTCAACCTTGCGAAGCCCGCGACCGATCATCTGGAGCATTGTGGATTTGTGGGAGCATGGGCGAAGCAGGATGACGCATGAAACAGGCTGGCAGTCAAACCCCTCGGTAAGAACCATTACATTGCAAATGACCTGTGTTTCACCGCGATCCAAGCGTTTCAAAGCGCCTCGTCTGTCTGCGTCGTTCATGGCTCCATGGACAAGCTCGGCTTTAACTCCGGCGTTCTTGAATGCGTCCGTAACGTGCTGCGCGTGTTCGACGGTAGATGCAAAAACGATTGTCTGCCTATTTCCGGCAACTTTTTTCCATTCCTCGATGACGCGATCCGTAATCGGAGATTTGTCCATAATCTCCTCAACTTCGGACATGTCAAAATCAACAGCCGTCCTTCGGACGCCTTTCAGCTCCTCCCGAAGACCGCAATCAATCACGAATGTTCTTGGCTTGACCAAGTGTCCGCTCTGGATGAGTTCCGTTATTGAGATAACATCGGCAACATTGTTGAAAGCGGTTGTCAGGGCTTTCTTGTCTGCCCTCATGGGCGTTGCCGAAACTCCGAAAATTTGAACCTTTGGATTCAGTTCTTTGGCGCGCTCAAGAATGACCTGATAGCTGTTTGCCGCGACGTGGTGGCATTCGTCAATCGCGAGCAAATCCACGGGCAGCATCATGTCCAAGTTTCTTGCGAGAGTCTGAACCATCGCAAATGTGCAGCCTCCACGAACGAAGTTTTTTCTGTCTGCAACCATCAAATCCGTTTTGATCGACGGGTTGACGATGCGGAAAGTGTCGCGGTTTTGCGTTACAAGCTCATCTCTGTGCTGGATGAACAGAATGCCATCCGGCTTCATGCCGCCACATACAGCAGACAGCATAACGGTTTTACCCGCTCCAGTAGGGGCAACGCCAAGAGTATTGCCATGCTTTTTCAGAGCATCAATACAGGCGTCTTTGAATTGTTCTTGTCTAGGGCGTAAAATCATTGGTTGTGCAAAAGTGCGGCGCGCGGGGCTTTATTGGTTCACCCCGCGCACCGCTGTTATTTGTTACTTCGGTTGATTCAGCCAAGAAGGAGCCGATGTTCCAGCAACGGGCGCTGCTGGGGCAGAACCGAACGCCGTAGAGCGAGCGGCAGACACCGCGCCAGCGCCGCCATCCAACAATTTCTTGTAGTTGGCATTGGAGCCGCTGTTTGGGTTTGGCGAGAGATATTCGCCAACCTTGTTGCGGTCTGGATGAGCGCCATCCTTGTCTTTTTCAACCTTGACCTTGATGGCGATGCGAGCGCCATCAAGATACTGGCAAATGGTCAGGAAGTTCTGGCCGTTCAGCTTTTCGTATGACGATGGGTCTTCCACCTTGAAAAGACCAGCGGCTTCAAACATGCGGGTCAAATTGCCAATTCCCATTTTCCGCCATCCTTCGGAGTTTTTTTCATCCATGGGGTTGCAGACCATTTCAAAAACCTTGCGGTTATTGAAATCGCCGCCGTCAATCGTCAATTCCAGATCGGCGTATTCGCCGCCCGTGGATTGAGACTTTTTGAGTTCACGGACTTTAACAGCCGCGAACGCAAGCGTTCCGGCTGGGATAAGGGTTGGCTGCTGGCTTGCGCCTGATGTTGGGCTAAACATATAGTATATTTTCTATTTGGTTGTTGTGTTGTTGTTTGCTGCGATTGTTGTTGTAAGGCTTGTATCAAGCCGTTTTCCTGTGCGGATTTTTTTGATAAGAGCGCCAAGATCGGGCGGCTCGACTTGCTCAAGGCGTCCAGACCTGTCTTTTGCCGGATAATTCCAAGGGTTGTCTTGGTGGCAGACAAAAGCGCGGTAGCTTTGATTGTCTGACGATAGCATTGCCAGCGTTACAACTTGGTCAAAGATGCCCGGAAGCTCCCTGCCTGTTTTTGCTCCTTCAACTTGCGCGGAATGGTTGATGCGATTCAGCTCATCTTTTTCGCTGTCAAGAATGCCGACAACAATAATGTCCTTCGCGCAATGTTGCAGCACGGTGAGCCAGCGAACCATTTCGCGGCCAAGTAGTCCGTAAGCGCCGCGTGTGTCTGGCTTGCCTGTCTTCTCGCTGTAAGCCTCCGGCTGCTTTTGCGACCATTGGAAGCAAAGGCGCGAGGCAACCGTAATCGAATCGACAAACACGGTCTTGTATTTATCAAGCATCGAAACATCGCCGCCAAATGCGGAAACATACTGCTGATATGCGGTCTGGCTATAAGGGCCGTCTGCGTCCGATGGGTCTGGCCCGCTGACCAAGCACGCCATGGCTCGCGCAATTTCCCAAGGATGTGCGTTCATGCCTTGAGCTGTCTTGCGAAGGTCAACGACATCGCCATCCCAATCTTGGATCGCAAGCGTTCCGGCTTCCAGATCAAGAAACAGGGTTGTTTTGGCGTCAAGCGTTCTGGCTTGCGTTGTCTTGCCGATGCCGGAAGGGCCGAAAAGGGCAATGTTGATTTTTGTGTGAGCTTTAAGGCGCTCATCTGCCTTGATTATTTTTATCATTTTGGGTTGTGTTTGTGTTTGTGTTTAGTCCTTAAAGGACACTTTGGGTTCGCCGTATTTAACAATACGGGCTTCCAGAAGGCTCTGTCCGATTGGCAGCTCCTTCACGGCATTCCAGTCTTTTTCAGACACGGAAATTTTGGCTTTGTAAATGTGGCGCAATTCGGGTGGCGTTTGCGCCGCTACGGCTGATAGTTTGTCGCTGTCCCAAGTAACGGTTTTTGCAATTTTAAGCGTCAGCTTTACGCCGTCGCGTTCCATTGTGCAATCTCCGTATTCCTGTCCCCTGTCTTTGAGGGCCGCATAAAACTCGTCGCCCATTCGATTCAGAATTTCCTGCTCTATGCTTTTTATGTCCGCGTCGATCTCGGCTCGGCATTCGGCCAAATAAACGGCCTCCTTTTTGAGATCGGTTAGACTCATTTTGCTATGGTTCATTTTTTAGTGATGTTGATTTTTGCAATGAAGTCGTAAAGGTCGAACTCGCGACCGTCCTTCTTGGCGCAATATGCTAATTGCGCGAATCGGGACGCTGGCATGTTTGACCTTTCGCACCATTTTTCGATTGCCTTGAGGCTGACAATTACTTTGGCTTTTTGAAGCCGTTTTTGAACTGCCTCGCGACCTCCGAAAAAGGAGATGACTTTGTGCGGGTCGATGTTGATGTTCATGTTGGTTTGTGCTGGCGAGTTTTGCTCGCTGCGGTGATGACCCTACAACATGGGTATGGGGCGTCAACCCTATTTTCAAAAAAAAATTTTCTGCTCTTGTTTTTGGCGACACCTTGTAGGAGTCAATAAACAATCAACAGAAAGAAAAAAATGAAAAACACGAATGAACAAGCTCTGGAAATCGGAAAAAAAATCCAAGAAAAAATCGAACAAAAAAACTGGAATCAAAGCGACCTCGCGCGCGCCGCGAGCATGGGCAGGGATTCAATTTCCACATACATTCGCGGCCTCGTTATGCCGGAACCAAAAAACTTAAAGAGGCTCGCGGATGCCCTTGAATGCGGCGTCTCCGAGCTTTCACCATACAAAACAATAAAGATTGACAACGGTCAAATTTTTGAAATCAAGGAAGCCGACAACGGAAATTTTTTGATAAAAATAAATCGCCGTGTCACCGCGAACCAAGCGGCTGCAATTTTTGACGCCCTGCGTCAATAATTTTTGAAACACCAAACCAAAACGAACCATGTCAAGACCAAATAAAGGCCCAAGGCTAGAGCAAAACGGAAGCGGTTTTTTTGAGATACGCTGGACTGAAAATGGAAGAAGCAAGCGAGTTTCAACGGGGGAAAAAAACGCCATGCAGGCAAGAGCCTTCTTTGCGGAATGGCTTGGCGGATGCGAGCAGGGCGGAGTTAGAACAAGCTCTGCAACGGCAAGGGAAGTGCTTCGGTTTTATTTGAACACCCACGTCGAGGAACAGGTATTGGCAAAAGACCGCTGCATACTCTCCGCAAGGCATCTTGAATCGTTTTTTGGAGATTCCAAAATTTCTGAAATAACGGCTGAAAAAATCGCGCAATACAAAGTCAGCCGCAAGGCGGCGCGCGGCGGAAAGAAGCCGATTTCTGATGGAACTATCAGACGCGAGCTGGTGACGTTTATAGCGGCCATGAATCACGCAAAGCGAAACAAAAAAATATCCGGCGCTGACATGCCATCAATATCGTTGCCGCCGACCCCTCCATCAAAAGACCTGTGGTTGAATGAAGGCGAGGAAGCGCGGTTTTGGGAAATATCCAGCCAAACCAACGGAGACAGGCTTTCGAGGGAATTTAGATTTGTCGCGATAGCGTTAGAGACAGCCGCTCGATTGAACAGCATTGTTGGACTACGCTGGAACCAGATTGACCTAGAACGCGGGATAATCAGATTTGAGGCAGACGGGAAAAGACAAAAAAACAAGCGCCGCGTGCCTGTTCCTATCAGCGACAGATTGAAGCCGGTTCTTGATCGCGCTTATTCAGAAAAAATCAGCGAATTTGTTTTAGATTGCGACTCCGACATCCGCAGGGCTTTTGATAAAATTGTCTGCATTGCCGCACAAGTAATAGACAAACGGCTGTTAAAAATGACGCCTCATACATTGCGGCATACTTGGGCAACATTGGCGGCTCGCGCCGGAGTTGATTTGTATGCAATAGCTGGTGTTCTAGGAGACACCCTATCAACCGTTGAAAAAAATTATTTACACCATGCGCCGGATCACCTTCGCGGGGCAATCAATTTCAAAGTGCAGAAAGCGGCCTAATTTGATTGAAATGTTACTTTTTTTGTCCTTTTATTGACTTTCAAAAGTATTTTTCCGGCATGAACTAGCCTGTGGCAGTTGGCACATAAAACAATGCACTTTTTGATTTCTTCAATCAAATCTTTGATGCCTTTTGATGATATGATTTTTGAAACATCGGTTACTTTATTATTCGGATCAATATGATGCAGGTCTAACACCTGCTTTTCTCCGCTCCACCTGCATATTTGGCATCCAGACGCCTTGTAAGTGCTGATGATATTTAGCTTTTTTTCTCTATATCGAACATCGTTTGGACTCACAGAGGCAAGCCCTTTCTAGCATTGAGTATGATTTAGTTGTCTGAATCTGTTTCAGACTGCCCAGACATAAAGCCGCGAACTATTGGCTTCAAAATAGATGACGTAGTTTTAAGGTTTTCCGCATTTGGAGTCCGCAACAAAGCGACAGCAACATCAGGGTCAAGTAATGCCTTCAACAAGATTTCATGCTGAAGTTTATTGAGCGTGTCATTGTCAACAACGGTTGATTTTGTAGCCCCAACCGCCAAGTCCTTGATGGTCTTTAATGTTCTTACAGCTCCAGCACCAAATGCTGTCGTGCTGCTTCCGGGGGCAGCGATGCCGCGAGCTATCTCGTCAAGCTGCGACTGACCGCCTTTTCCAAGATAAGCCGTTATTGATCCAGTAGTTGCCTTTTCGTTGATCCTTGTGGAAATCGCGATTTTTTTGCGAATACGTGAAAGTGATTCAACTTCTTTTGGAGAAAATACTTGCCGCAATGCTTTTGAGGTTTCTTCGCTGGACAGAACTTTATTCATCTTGGCAAACGATGTTCCAAAATCTTCAAGCGCGATGTCTGCCGCATTCCCTTCGGTTGTTGACCCTACGTTTTTTATTTTGCGCTCTAGCGATTCCTTGACGGCGTTTTTCAAGCCTTGCATCGCTTTTCCGCTTTTATCTCGTTTTGCTGTCTGAACAAGCTGATTCATTGTGGCTCTTGCTTTTTTTCCATACAACCACTCGTCAACATTATTAGCCGCTTCCATTCCGCGAGCAGAAAACTTGCCTTCCGGGGTGGATGTTAATTTTTGCTTCGCCGCAGACAGGGCTTCTTCGCTTACCGCAAGTTCTGATTTTGCTTTTGAAAGCGTTCCCTGCGCCAGCCCGAAATCGGATTGAATTTTCATCACGCGATTTTGCGCGGAAACAGGAAGCTCATTGATAATCAATGAATGCCTATCCATCCAAGCCTTTGCAACTGCTGCTTTGTCTGTGGATTTGCTGTCTCGGATAGCTGATGAAATTGAAGACTCAACCCAATCGCCGATAATTTTTTCTGAATCGGAGTTCATGCCGGACTTGCCAGAAAGCGCGCTAACAAGCCTTCTCGCGTCCCTTCCGCCCTCCATTTCGCTCACACGCAAGAAACGATCAAGCGTTGCTTCTGGAGCGATTTTCATTTCATTCCCAGCCTTGCGTCCAGTCAACACATCCAAAGAAGCTCCTTCCCTGTAATTTGGATGGTATGTCTTGCTGTAAAATTGATTAAATTTCTTAAATGGCTCTTGAAGTTCCGAAACAGATTCAATGTCCTTACGCAGAGCGTTTCGCACACCCTCAACAAGACGCCTTTCGTTTGGCGTCTGCGCGCTCGCGGCAAGATTGTAAAGGTCTTTGAAATTTTCGTGCGCCTCGCCAGACAAGATATTAGGATTCTCGTCGGCCAATTTCAGAAGCGCCTTTATCTCCTCTGTTGGCTCGCCCGTGGCGCGATTCTTGAACTCGTTTACGGCGGCTTGAGCGGCTTTTTTGGTATTGTCTCCGATATTTACTGGCAAATCCTTGGGAATTGCGTCGCTTAATTTTTGACTGACAGCCCGCATTTCTGCGTCCTTGCCGCGTAATGCTGGCAAGGCCGCTTCAGATGCGGCTGCGCGATTAAGCGCGTCTCCAGTTACGTCTGCTTGAGATTGCAGGCGATCTATTTCGCCCTCGGCTCCAGTTAGCGATTGGAATTTCTGCTGCCTTTCAAGGTCTGCCGATTTGATGCCGGACTCCAATTCTCCGCGCATGAAATTCTGGGCCGCGCGCGCTGGCGCTCCGACCCTCGGAAGCGCCTCGGAAACTTCTTGTCCAACGGCGGATTTATTTGCTTTTGCCCTAGCCGCAACCACGGGATCATTGGCGACAGACCGCATTGCCCCTATCATCCCCATGTTATTTGATAAAGTTGCCGCGTCTGGCTTGACCAATCCTCCGCCGTAAATATCCCCGGCTTGGGATAGATTATTTATTACATCATCAATCGAACCGGCTTTGCCGGTTTGGTCTTTTAAGTATTCAGACACATTTCTGACAGCTTGCGTGGCGGCTGCGGCCTTTCGCCCGGATTGACCAATTTCGGTAATTGGCATGTTGTCAAGCGGTCGTCCGGCGATCTGCTTAACTTCATCGGTGGCTCCGCCAAAGAACGCAGCCAAATTGTCTGCGCCGATTGCGTTCGGGAACCTTCTGGCTGCAATGTTGTATCCGATTCCAGCAATCATCGGGACGGCAATTCCCGCCGCAACTTGATTTTAAGAACGGAATTTTTGATGCAACCGGGCCAGCAACTTTCCCAACCATTTCAGAAACAGGGCCAGCTCCGTATTGCGCGAGCTGCTTTCCGGCTCCAACGCCAGACATTGCGTCCATTGCGCCCTGCGTTGCGGTTCCAAGGACTCTTTCGCCTTTTGTCTGCTGATCTTGCGGAATGAACATTCCTGTTGCGTCAAGCAAGTTGTCTGACGCTTGACTGACCGTTGGAATTTCAGTTCCCATGGCCGCGTTGGCGGCAGAAATGGCAGGATCACCAAAAAGTTTTGACAGACCGTAAGCCCCGGCCCCAGCAAGAAATCCACTAGGAACCGTTACGCCAGCAAACGGCCCTCCAGCCAACCCAAGCGCCGCTCCGCCTGTCCCGGCTGCGACGTATGGGGCCGCTTCGCGAGCCACAACATTTGAAAATCTCGCAACTTTCCCCATGAAGCCGGAGTCTGGAGCTTCTTGAGCGCCTTGAGCGGTGGTTGGCTGCTGTTGTGACGCCGACGCGGAACGTTGACGGGCGCGAGAAAGCGCCAAAGCCTGCTGTTGTTCAAGTGTCATTGTGTGAAAAGCGCCCTTTCTTCGGGTGTCATATACTGCCAATCAGTAGGGCTGATCCCGGCAGGAACGCCGGTTGGAATCTGTGTCTGCGAAGTCTGCTGAAACATTGCGTCAGCAACGGACGGCGATGCCTGCATTTGATTATTCCCGCCAAGCAGGGCAGGGCGAGGGAATTTTTCTTCGTATTGCATTGCCCAATCAACGACATTCGGCGGCTGAACGCCCTTCTTTGCGGCCTCGGCCCTTATATTCTGCCATTCGGCCTCCCTGTTTGAAGCCCAAGACATTGCGTTAAGCCATTCTTTTTTATTCTGCGCTGACGCGTATGGCGGCGGCTGGGAGGCTCTTAATTGAGCGGTTTCGCGTTCTGTAATGGCTCCCTTAAGTAGAGTTGATTTTTGAAGCCAGTCCAAAATTGTTGTGTCTGAAAATTGTCTAGCCGCCTTCGCACCTTCGGTGTCAAACAAATTTGCAATTCCAGATATTACAGAGTCAACTCCGGGGACGCCAACTCCTAGCTGTGACTTTTCCAAGAAAGCATCATCCTGCGCCATTCTGGAGGCAGACATAGCGTTAGATTTTGACTGAAACGCAGCCGATTGAGCATCCTCAACGGTCTTATATCTGTCTTTTTCTGTTCCAAAAATTCCGTCATCTGCGGCTTCTGGATTTGCCAATTTTGCTACTTCCGAACTGATTTGCGGGTCAAATTGAGCCTGCAATGCCATAAACTCGGAAACTTTGTCTTGCGGAATCACCATTCTTCCGCTGGCTTCATCGCGGACAAGAGCTCCGGGCGTCTCGAAAAAATTTACAATTCCGCTTCGTGATTGATTTTCGGCTTGAATCCTAGACAGCTCGGCAGACAGCTTGTCTTTTTCAAGTTGAGCCTTTGATAGCGCGTGCGGGTGAAGTTCCGCGTCTCTTGCTGCTGCTGCGTTTTGAAGCGCAAAAGACTGATTCCAATTAGATTGCTGTTGCGCTTGATTAAGCCGCTGCGCCTCAAGTTGCGCGTGAGCAGCTTTCATTTTTGGATCGCCAAAAAAAGCGGTAGCCAAATTGCTTCCGGCGTCTGCCCAGCTTGTGTCGCGATATGGATTTTGTTGAACCGTGCTTGGCATAATTAAAATTTAGCTGGCGTTGACCATGCGGCCATGTCTGGAACCTTGCCGTTAATTGTTGGAACCGTGTTTCCAGAAGCCGTTGTTGCCGATCCCGTAATTTCCATCGGCCTGTTTGCTGCCGCGTTTGCGGCAGACGATTGACCGGCAGAGTAAGATGCGTATGAACCGGCGAGATTGCCGACTCCTTGCGAGATACCTGCGCCAGTCCGCCATCCTTGACCAATATACGGAAGGCGTGATTGCGCGTTGGCAAAATTCTGTCCGGCGTTATATTGACCCAACTGATAAAGCTGCCCGGAAAGGCTGTCTGCAAGGCCGATAGCGCCGCGACGCCCTGCGTAAATGTTATCTCCGACGCTGTTCAAGTTAGCCATGTTTGAAAGCGCAATTTGATTGTTTACGCCTACATTTTGTCTGGCAAGCATTGAAGCCAAAGCCTGTTGCTGCGGAGTTCTTGCCTGCAATGCCCTTGAAAGCGTGGCGGCTCTTTCGTCTGCAACAACGCGAACACCTGTTTCGTCGCCACCAATAGCAGACGCGCTTGGTGCATTCACAGAAGTAACAGCTCCCAACTTTTGACTTAAAAGACTAGCAGATTCGTCATCAATCTTTTGTTTTGTGGAATCAGCTCCGCTTTCAGCCAAATGTTGATCGGCGAGAGCCTGTTTTTGCATCCTACGCTCCTCGTCAAGCTGTTCCATCTCGCGAAGCGTTTGCTGACGCTGCGACATTGCTTGTTGGGCATTTATATTTTCAGCATTTGCCCTGTCGCGGATTGCGCCTGCATTAGATGCGTCTTGTTGCTCCGAAGCCTGATAAGCCGCGTAAGTGCTTGCCGCTGATGCGGCGAGCGAAATAACTGCCGCTGAAACGCCCCAGTCGCACATATATTATTGAACGTAGCCACCCGCCCCGCCGCCAGTTGCCGGAGCTTTATTTTTATTAAAAAGGCTTTCAAGCGCGCCGGGCTGACCTTGCGCGTTTCGGATTGCCGCGTCGTTTGCGGCAATGCCAGCAATGTTACTAAACAAATCTCCGATAGGAGAAAAAGGCTGCAACGACGGGCCAGCAGCGGAAATTGTTCCAGACAAGAACGGGCTTCCGGCAGACAGGTCGCCTTGACTTGCGTTCAAGGCCGCGATTTGCTGCGTCCTTTGGTTGGCAATTTGATTGCGCGCTTCGTTGATTCGGGCATTTGATTGCGACTGAATTTCGTTCTGGCGAAGCTGCGCTTGGTTGTCAAGATTGGCAAGGTTTTCGTTGTATTGAGATGATCCAAGGGTTCCAGCGCGCGATGCGTTGAAAAGCATTTGCTTTCTGGCGTCATCAATTTGCTTTTGAACTTGAGGATTGTAATAGTTCAAATACTCGCTTCCGATATTATTGTAATAAGAATCATCAAATCCAGCGAACGCTTTATTGATGTTCGCCATGCCTGTATTAAGGTTGGCTGCTCGCCGCGCTGCTTCAGCGCGGGCGCGGGCCTCCGCTTCCGCTGCGGCCCGTTGTTGAGCCTCATAATTGGATTGCTGTTGCTTTTGCGCGTCCTTTTGGGCTTGCGCTGATCTTCCTCCGCCTCCGAAACACATATTATTTTATTTCTGTTGGATGTTGATGTTGGTCGTTATTCCATTTGAACAGGTAAAAATCTTGTCTGTCTTTTCCGAACTTTTCCAGCGTAGCTTCTTGAATTGCTCCCAAGCTGTCAAGCCATTTATGGGCTGTCTTGTGATTGATATGCGACCTGCATTCAGCTCTGTTTGCTCCTGATTTTTTCAATGCAACAATGAGCTTGTTTTTGATGAACCGAGTTGTTGAGAGAGCTACGCTTGCCCATTTGTCTGTTGCAAACATCCATACAGACCAGCATCCGGGGTGCATCGGGAAAGCGCCAAAAGCCGCAACCGGCTCGCCATTCGATGCAGCAATGAAACACATGTCTATTGGAAGCATCATAGCTTCCGCCGCCAGCGCCTCCGCGCTGTCAGACCATCTTGTAGCAAAAATTTCTTCGCGGTCTATTTGCCTCATCCGCTTTGCCACATACAGCAAATTGCCGTGATTCAATGGCAGTATTTCCGTCATTCAGCGTCGGCAATAGTATAATGAATCGCCATATTCCCTATTCTGGCATACCCGCCCGAATTGCATGTCATTTTTGCGCTGACGTGCGTTCCGATTCCAAAGTGCATAATTCTTCCAATCATGTATGACGAATTTTGAATCGCCCCAGCGTTAATTCTAACATTTGGTTGAGAGATGTCTGTTCCGACCTCAACGCTCCATGAATTTTCGCAAGCCATATCCAAGGCTTGAATTGTTTTTGTGTGCGCTGGTTTGCCTCCATCCAAAAACGGAATCACAACGGAAACCTCGCAATCGTCATATTCGTTTCCGCTGGCTCCTCCGTAAAGATAAATCACATTTCCAGATCGGATGTAAATTCTACCATTGGCGTAAGCCATGGATGAAACAGAAAACCCCGGCTCGTATGTTGACCACGCGGCAACTTTTGAAGATGGAAAATACGAAAAAACAAAAATCTTGTCGCCGACAGACAGCCAATATCTGCCATCAGACGGCTCAATGATGCCGATTGCAGAGTTGCGAACCGTCTCATCCAAAGACCGCATGTATTCTTGAATCAAAGTATCTATTGCAGTTCCAATGTCGGAGACGGTAGCTGCGTTCGACGCGTCGCGAGCGCGAAGCGATCTGATTCCGCTATCAGACAAGAAAAATACATCAAGATCACCAAAAGCCGTAACGCTTCGCGGTGCAAAAGTTCCCACGTTGGGAAGAACCTGCGCCTTGATGTTGTTATTGGGGTCTGCATCCATTTGCCAAATCTGTGTCGAGTTCCTTGAAAAGACGGCAAGTCGATTTTGATAGGCTCCAAGCGCGGTCAGATTTTCGCCGCCGCCTTCCTGTGTGGTGATGTTGATAAATCCAGCGCCGTTGGTTGTTCCTCCCCATTGAGTCGCGTCGCCAATTTGCGAAAAATAAAGCAGTGATTTTGTGGTTGAATACACCTTGTCGCCAAATGTTCGGACGGTTGTTCCAACGCCGGACGAGGAAGCTGATATTGAAAATTGCTTGGAATATGAAAGCGACGGGATTGAAAGATTGACCGAAAACCTGTCGTTTGCTTCAAAAGTTCCGCCGACGGTAATCGTTGTGATTTGAGGCAGCGCGGCAACTGCTGGGGTGTCGCATGTAACGCTGAATGTTTGCACATGCGAAATTGACGGGATAGTAAGCGTGATTTGATAAACGTCGTTCGGCTCAGTCGCGGAAAAATGAACGTCTGCATTTATGCTTGAGGCAAGATCGGCGGCAGCAAGAGCGACAGACAGAACCGGGCCGGAAGCCGGGATGCCAACAACGGCGCTCTGCGATGTAGATTGCGTTAGCGTTTGATTGTTTGTTGCGCCTCCGTTGATTGCAGACAGAGTGACGTTAAATGCCTTTTCTGACGGCCCTGTAATCGTAAAAGTATTTGATACTGGAGTCGCGGTGAAAAGAGATTCTCCGTCAATTTGAGTTGCAAGCGATGACGCGACAGCAACGTTTGATGCAACAGCGGCAGCAACGGTGTCCCAAGTTGTAATTCTTGTTCCATCAAAAAAGTGATGAATCGAGCCGTTCTCGTATTTTGCAATCGCGTAAATCTTGCCGTTGAATGTTTCGGAAAATACAAGTTCAGACATGGCAATCGTGTCTGAAACAGATATTGACGCGCCCGCCGTGGTGGTAACGTTAAAGCTGCCGTTTGCCTGCTTGTTTGAAACAAGGTATGTCGTTGTGGCGTCTATTCCGCTTGTTGGCGACGGCAGATTATCGAATTTGATCTGATCTCCATTGACAAGAGTGTGAGGTGTTCTTGAGTAGAAAAGACCAGTCGCCAATTTGTCTATGGTGTAATAATTTTGAGTTCCGACTTTGTAAAATCTGCTGACTCCGGCATTGATTGATATATTGCCGTTGGGGTGGCTTAAACGTTGATATGTTACGGTCGCCGGAATGCCTGTTGGCGAACCGATTGAACCAAACGTGTAAAGCGAGTTGGCTGCTGACTGCATCCCAAATGTTCCATTTGGAAGCTCGGCAAAAGGAGAAAACTTTTTTCTTTTTTCGATTTCTTTACCGCGAGTAATGTGAGCGTTTTTGCATTCAAGTAAAGCCCCGGCTTTTGTCGTAAGCAAAGAACGTCGGCTATCAAGACCTTCGCCGAAATTTTCGACAAGCAAATATCCCATATTGGATTAAATTCTAGCTCCGTAAATTGGGCCGCTTGGACGCGTTGTTGCGACGCCTCCGCCCATAATAAAAGGTTGGGTTTTGTCAAAATTTGCGCGGATCGTGCGGTAATGCTGATTCGCGACAGACAGCTTGTTTTCCGCGTCTGCGGCTTTAAGCCTAGTCAAAATTTCAGCCGCCGAAAACAATACAATCAACGTGCTGTCAAGATCACATGTGTCTGTGCCAGATAGAAGGGGCGATAGTTTCTTTAATCCTCGAAACCTGATTTTTTGCAAGTTGTTAGCGGTTGGAACAGGCCAAACCTCATACTGGTTTCCCTCATAATGCCGCCACCGTTTAACAGGGTCGTCATACTCTCCGTTTTCGGTGTCTTGCGTGTTATAAACCATCGGGTCAAACCCGTATTCCAGCGGCCTCCAAGTGTCGCTGTATTTTACCCAAGCCCCAAGAAGGCGTTCAAAATTCAAGTCGCTGCTAAACGTGTAATATCGACCGTGCATCACCAAAGATTCATCGCGATCAATAATGAGATGCGGCCAGCTATACTCTTGGTATAGACGCTCTTGATTGCGGCGAATCGTCTGCTCCAGCGAAGGGACAGAGCCTATTCCTTGACCAACGTTTGTTGACGCGCCGATTTCGGCGCGCGTTTCTTCTATCAGCTTCGCTAGAGTGACGTTTCTTGGCATGTTTCGGGAATGTTATTTCCCGCGCCGTTTAACGGGCTTCGATTCTAGCTCAAATGCGTTTGCGTCTTCTGCTTTATGCGAATCGTCTTCTGGAAGCTCCTCGTCTTCGGCGTCGGGAATGTTCGGAACAGCTTGAGGAATTTCATCGGAAAAATCAACTCCGATTTCCTTGAAGGTAGTAGGAAGTTTTGGGTCGTATGACTCTGGGAAAATTTTGTAAAAAACACGAACTCCTTCGTGGTTTTCTGTATGTCCATACACGTTTGCCAAACGCTCGTATTCAGCCTTGTGCGGACGGCGATCAGAGCCAGTCAGCTTGATGTAAATAACCGACTCCGGCCCGTGCAGCGCGCGCAAAACAAGAACCTCTGCGGGCGTGACGTTTTGTTTGGGGACGATGTTTAGAATGCTGCCAGACAGGCAGACTTCGCAATTTGCAATATCCATATTATTTTTTTGTTGTTGGTTTGTGTTTGTATGAATCAGGGGCGGGGCCGCTACGCAGCCCTCGCCCCGTCATCATAGGGATTGGTTAAGCCACCTCGTAAACAGCGGAGCTGTTAAGTTGGCGGGCGACCAGACCACCAGTCCACGTCATAGCGCGGTAGATGGTGTATTGGTCGTATGGGCGGGCGGGATTGTGGGTCTTCTTATCTTCCCCGTCCATCGGCATAAGCTGAATGGCGTTGAGGTCGATGAAGAACGCACGCTTGGAGAGGGCGAGATCGTCCAGAGTGGGATCATAGACGAAAGTGCCAACGCCACGCATGGAGATGTCCGCCATGCCGATGTCGTTTTTGCCACGATTGGCAAAGCCCATGTCGGTGTAAACACCTTTTTCGGCGACTTCGATTTCGAGCGCATCCAAGAAATCGCTACCAGCGAGAAGCAGGTAGTTTGGATTTTTGGCGTAACGGCGAAGCTGACGAACTTCCTTGCGGAGAGTCTTGGTCAGGGTTTGGTTGGTCGCAGACGCGGTGATCTTGTTGGCTCCAACAAGGGCGCGATGACGCCACCAAGCCGAAGTAGCGCGGTTGATGCCGCCAGTCGTGCCGGTGGCAGGTGTGTCTGTGAGAAGCGAGCGAATGCCCGGAACTTCCTTGGCGCTTTGAGTCCCGTCTTTCCAAAGCATAGCATTGAAAGAACGGCTCCAGCCCTCGGTCATGTCCTCCAGCTTGTCCTCAAGCAAGCCGGTAAGAACGGTGAGTTCGCGGTCGCTGTGGTTGCTGACGGTCTTGCCTTGAGCGGAATCAACAACGGAAATTCCTTTCCATGGGTAATTTACGCGCTTGAGGTTGGCTGGGTTGGCATACGACACGGAGTCGTTGTGGGTGTAGCCCGCAATCGCCGTGGTGTAGTCACCCTTGACCGGGATGGTGATGTCGCCCTTGCCTCCGGGGAAGGACTTCTTGCTGCCCTCAAGAGCCTTGAGGAGCGGTTTATCTTGAATGCTCTGCGAGAGAGCTGGGCCTTTGATGTGATAATCAAGGGCGGCTGTCGCGATGTTAGCGACTTCTGCTGCTGTGAATGCCATAGTAGTGTTTTCCTTTTATTTGTTTAGAGTTGTCCCGCCGCTGCCAATCTGACTGCATCTCGCAGGCTCTTTGGCTGCGGAGCGACGTTTGCGGACGATGTTTCGCTTCTGATGGCATTAGCCGCTTGGCGTTGAGGAGTGAATCTTTTTAGGGAATCATTCACCTCTTTGTATGCAGACTCCACCAGTAAAACCGCTTCTTGCGGTGTCCTTGGCTGGCGTGCTGCAATAGCCGCGCGAATCTTGTCCATCAGGAACGGTTGTTTTACGGAATAATCGGCATCGCGTGTTTTTATGCTTGATTCCCAATCGACAACCGCCCCGCGTATAATTTGCTGGGAAATTGCCTGTTGTTGTGCCGCCGATTGCTGCGCCGCGCGCTCTGCCGCTTGTTGCTGTTGAACCCGCAGAAATTCAGCTTCGTTCCGGCGTTTCGCCAGTTCCGAAGCCATTTCGTCAGTAACCTCTCCCTCGTCAACCCGCTTTTGCAAGTCTTGAGGAAGAACGGCTCCCGCGAATGTCTGCAAGCTGTTCCAGTAATGCGACAATAATTCGCGTCCACGCAACGGATCGTTTTTCATCGCAGCCATGATCTCAAACCCCTTCGCAACTTCATCGTTGGTCAGATTGTTCGTATTCATGTATGTGCGAACGGCCCGCCATTCCTCTGCGTCCGGCTTCACAGAATCAAGTTCTTGCCGGTATGCGGCTCTTTCCTTGATTACCTGCTGAAAGCGCGGGTGCTTATGGAACGGGAGTTGGGCATCCTCAACTTCTCC